GGGAGAGACTCCACAGTTGTTGGGGGAACTAAGCCTACGCCGTGACCGAGGTTGTGATACAGTTGGTTGTCCTGGACCCCGATGTCGAAGTACTTCGTCTCCGCTTTCTTCATCAGAACTTGAGTCACACGAGCTCGAAAAGTCCGAGCTCCCCGACGACGATTGAACCTCCCACGACGAGTCTTCCTCTTGAAGCGGCGGCTGAATTTCCTCTTGAAGGCCATGGTGCATGAAAGTGCTTTGCAGAGCTTAAGTGACACTTATATAGATTTTTGGATGTCGGGTGTCGGGGAAGTGGGGGTAATAGAAGTACCCCACTTCCTCCCCGACAGATCCCTACAGAGGTGAGCATACATGCGCGCTTCGCGCGTTTTTTCTAAAAATTTTGACGGCCGTTGCTTAGCCGGTTTGATGTTGTTTTTGGTGTCTCTGTAGGGCGGTTGGCGCGATTATCAGTAACCGGGAGGAGGCCCGGGTTATTTCTATTTTGGGTTAAATTTGTCTATTTATGTTGAGGGAGGGTGAGAACCAGAAGAGATGGCACGCTTTGGAATTTGCTTTACGTTCAACAATTATACCCAGGAGACCTTGTTGAAGGCACGGGGTGCAGTTGGCCAGGCAGGGATTAAGTACATTGCATGGGGTATTGAGACCGGTGAAGCCGGAACTCCTCACATGCAGGGATATATTCAGGCTAACCAAGACAAGTATGCTCGTCTTATGAAGGTTATTGGAAGCTGCCATATGGAGAAGCAGAAGGGTGACAGCAAGCAGGCGCTTGACTATTGCAAGAAGGATGGTGACTTTGTGGAGTTCGGAACGTATGAGCACATTGAGTCTCCCAAGAAGAGACAAGGTCAGAGAGTTGACCATGACAAAGTGAAAGAGCTTGTGAAGCAAGGAAAGACATATCAAGAGATAGTTGAGGCAGATTTTGGTTATGCTGCCAAGTACGGCAAGTTTATTAAGGAACAGGTGTCCGTGCAGAGACAATCAGATGGCAAGAGCATCTTGCTCTCGGAATACGAGGGTGTCTGCTGGAAACCATGGCAACAGGCTGTGCTCGATGTGATCGCAGAGACTCCGAATCGCCGGAAGATTCATTGGATTTGGGAGCCTACGGGGAACGTCGGCAAGAGTTGGTTGGCCAAGTACATTCTCCTCACGGGGGATGCGTTGTTGATGGAGTCCGGGAAGAAGGTCGACATGGCATATATCTTTGCCCAGAAGCCGACCAAGACTGTTATGATCGATTTGTCGAGGACGTCGGCGCCTGTGGATGGGAAGGATTATTTGGGGGGGATGTACTCGCTCTGCGAGAACCTGAAGAACGGAACGGTGATGAGCACTAAGTATGAGAGTGTCTCTGTACAGTTCGAAGTGCCGCATGTGATTGTTTTTGCAAACTGGGAGCCAGACTACACCAAGTGGAGCGAAGATCGTTACCTTGTGACGAGGATTTAAACGTCCTTGTAGTACATTCTCATTAAAGATGTGATTGATGCGACGTTTGCTGTTTGAAGCGTAGAGTATTGCTCATAGGGAATAGCATAGACTGCTAGTGGTTTGTTGACGATGTCGTTAGATGTAGTATCAAAGATGATGTCACGAGAACGCTTGCGCTTGATCCAGAGTTTGATACACTTAGTCTTTTCTCTAAGGCCGAATGAACCTTCAGAGGTCATAGTGGTAGTGATTGTATGAATACGGTCATACAGGAATTTGACTCCTTTATCACTATCTGCTGGAAGTAGAAGATTATTATTCATAATGCCTTGGTTGGCAATTTGAAACGGATTGTACTGGTACGTAGTGATTTGACCACCGACTACTTTAGGTAGAATAGCGACGATGAGCCGGACGGTTGTATTGGGCCTATCGCCTTTGTTGGCTATAAAGAATTTGAGGGACATGCCCCGTGGGGTAATTTTGTCACCAATGCGCTGAAGGCGGGTAGTGCCCTGAGTGATTTCCAGCCATGGATTGAAAAGAGCCGGGAGAGACTCCACAGTTGTTGGGGGAACTAAGCCTACGCCGTGACCGAGGTTGTGATACAGTTGGTTGTCCTGGACCCCGATGTCGAAGTACTTCGTCTCCGCTTTCTTCATCAGAACTT